CAACGCACCCCACGACGATGATGTTGACAGTGCTGTTCAGGCCCTGATCCGCTTCCGGCAGGGTGGTTTCCTGCGTCTACAGACAGACGAACAGGACGAAATGCGGTCTTTCAAGCGCAAAGTGGCGTTTTACTAAGGATTACAGATGGCAACCAATTTTGATCCCGCGATGATTCCCCTTGAAATAAGTGTTATGACCGAAGAACCTGCTCTGGAGATCGAAATTGAAGATCCTGAGAGCGTAAAAATTGGGATTGACGGGGTTGAGATTGAACTGATGCCAGAACCTGAGACTGCGGACACATTCGACGCAAATCTTGCGGAGTACATGGACGACGGGGAGCTTCAGTCCCTGGCTTCTGAGCTTGTTTCACTTGTAGATGCGGACATCAACAGTCGCAAAGACTGGACAGATATGTTTGTCAAGGGGCTAGAAGTCCTTGGCATGAAGTATGAAGAGCGCACAGCGCCGTGGAATGGGGCTTGTGGGGTGTATTCACCGCTTCTGACTGAAGCCGCCATCCGTTTTCAGTCGGAAATGATCACTGAGACGTTCCCGGCTCAAGGTCCGGTGAAAACTCAGATCATCGGGGCGATTGACCGGCTGAAAGAAGAGGCGGCAGAGCGGGTTCGTGACGACATGAACTACATGCTGACCGAGCGGATGATTGACTACAGGTCCGAGCACGAGCGGATGCTGTACTCCTTGGGGCTTGCTGGGTCGGCGTTCAAGAAAATTTACCCAAACCCGAGTACGGAACTGCCTGCGGCTCCGTTTGTCCCGGCTGAAGACCTGATCATGCCGTATGGGGCGTCAAACGTGTACACGGCAGAGCGTGTGACTCATGTCATGCGCAAAACCGAAAACGAGATCAAGAAACTACAGGTAGCAGAGTTTTACAGGGATGTAGAACTGGGCGAACCTGTCAGGTTCTTCACTGACATTGAGAAGAAAAAGGCCGAGGAGCAAGGGTATACCCTTACCGATGATGATCGGTATCAAGTATTGGAGATCCACGTAGACTGGGACATGCCGGGATACGAAGATGAAGTTCCTTTGCCGTATGTGGTCACGGTTGAGCGGGGCACTCAAACGGTTCTGGCGATCCGCAGGAACTGGGAAGAAGACGACAAAAAGAAACTCAAGCGACAGCACTTCGTCCAGTACACGTACATTCCTGGATTCGGGGCTTACGGTCTCGGTTATATCCACCTCATCGGAGGATACGCAAGAGCCGGAACCTCCATCATCCGGCAGTTGGTGGATGCTGGCACGCTGTCAAATTTGCCGGGTGGCCTGAAGTCCCGAGGGCTTCGGATCAAGGGCGACGACACGCCGATTTCTCCGGGCGAGTTCAGAGATGTAGACATTCCTTCGGGGAGTGTGCGTGACAACATCATGCCGCTTCCTTACAAGGAGCCAAGCCAAGTTCTTGCGGCTTTGCTTCAACAAATCACGGAAGACGGCCGTCGCCTTGCAGCTATTGCTGATTTGAAGATCAGTGATATGTCTGCCCAGGCTCCAGTGGGAACCACGCTGGCAATTTTGGAGCGTCAACTCAAGACAATGAGCGCCGTTCAAGCGCGGGTCCATGCTTCGCTTCGGATGGAGTTCAAACTCCTTAAGGGAATCATTCGGGACTTCCTGCCGAGTGAGTATCCATACACTCCAGAAGGCGGGGATCGGTCAGTTAAGCAGGCTGACTATGATGTAGTGGAGGTAATTCCTGTCAGCGATCCCAACGCCGCCACGATGGCGCAGCGGATCATGCAGTACCAAGCTGCCCTTCAGTTGGCCCAAGGTGCCCCACAAATTTACGATCTACCTCAGCTTCACCGGCAGATGCTGGAGGTGCTGGGCATCAAGAACGCAGAGAAGCTGGTCCCTGTGGAGGACGACCAGAAGCCGCGTGACCCTGTCTCAGAAAACATGAGCTTCTTGACCGGCAAACCCACCAAGGCGTTCATCTACCAAGACCATCAGGCGCACATCGCTACGCATATGTCGCTGATGCAAGACCCAACCGTTATGCAGATGATGGGGCAGAGCCCGATGGCGCAGCAGATGATGGGTGCCGTGATGGCGCACATCGCGGAGCACATGGCGTTTGCTTACAGACAGCAGATCGAGGAGCAGCTTGGCGTTCCGATGACCGCGCCGGATCAGGAGCTTGATGAACAGACCGAGGTTCAGTTGTCGCGTTTGGTCGCTCAAGCGGCGCAGCAGTTGTTGCAAAGCAACACGCAGAAGGCACAACAGCAGCAAGCCCAGCAGCAAGCTCAAGATCCTGCTTTGCAGATGGCCCAAGCCGAGTTGCAGTTGAAGCAAGCCGAAATGCAACGCAAGTCCCAGAACGACCAGATGGACTTCCAAATCGCGCAGCAAAAGTTGCAACTTGAAGCGCAGCGCTTGCAGCTTGAGGCACAGAAGAATCAGGGCGAAGACCCTCGGCTAAAGGCCATGAAGGCGCAGCAGGAACTTCAACAGAAGGAACAAATTCACCAACAAAAGATGAGGCAGCAGATGCAGTCTGATGCGATCAAAACTCGGCAGCAGATGATGCGAACGCAACGAAACAAGGAGTAAACATGACTACTGCGTTTGACGTAGTTATCAAAGAACTGGAAGAGCGCCGCGAGTCCATCGCGCAGGCGCTTATCTCAGGTGCGGCAAAAGACTTTGCCGAGTACAAATACATGACGGGTGAAATCCAGGGTCTTTCACGCGCTCATGCTTTCATAACCGACCTTGTGCGAAAGATGGAAAACGACGATGAGTGAACTACTCCTGAGCGACGGCCAAAACACCACCGTGTTGCCGCAAACCGAAGAGGAAAAGGCCCGACAAGTGCCTGATCCGGTGACCTACCACTTGCTCTGCGTTCTGCCCAAAGCGGAAGAAGAGTACGAAAGCGGACTGCTTAAAGCAGGGCAGACCATGCACTTTGAAGAAGTGCTGAGTCCAGTTCTGTTCGTCGCCAAGATGGGGCCAGACTGCTACAAAGACCCGCTGCGTTTCCCGTCAGGTCCGTCCTGCAAGGTGGGGGACTTTGTGCTGGTTCGCCCCAATTCTGGTACGAGGCTGAAGATACACGGTACTGAGTGGAGACTCCTGAACGACGACTCAGTAGAAGCCGTTGTGATGGACCCACGAGGCATCCAAAAAGGTGGCCGATGAAAACTTGCACCAAGTGCAAACAACAGAAGCCTCTTGATCTGTTTAGCAAAAACAGCAAGACCAAGGACGGACTTCAACACCACTGCAAGCAGTGCAAGTTGGAGTACCAGCGCAAAAACTCAAACAGAAACTCTGTTGCTGCCAAGTACCGCGAAGCAAACAAAGAACTTTGCAATTTACGGTCTATAGCGTCGCAAGCCAAGAAACGGGATTACTACAACGCAAAAATGCGGGAGTGGTCAGCGCATAACCGAGAGCGTTTGCTTGCACGCCGACGCAAATGGTATGCAGAAAACAGCGCTTCAGAAATTGCAAAAGTTCGTAAACGAGTTGGCCGCATTCAGCACGATCTTTTTCTTCTGTCCAAGGCGGAACAGGCAGAAATTCAAGGGCTATACGACTTTTGCCGTATCTTCCCTGAGTTTGAGGTTGATCATGTTGTGCCGTTAACTCATGACTTTGTGTGTGGGATGCACGTTCCTTGGAACTTGCAAGTGTTGCCTGTAAGCGTTAACAGAAGCAAAGGCAATAAATTCGTGGCGGAAGCCACTGCGTAAGGAGTAATAAATGTCACTTGAAATTGAGCAAGAAATTTTGTCCAAGGGCTTGACCGCGCCTCGCGTGACGCCCCAGGACATTGAGTCGAACATCGCCAGCGAGTGGTACTTCACCGCAGGAGATGGTTGCCATGCCGTACAGACAAATGGCAGTCCCGGCGAGCCGTCGCACTACGACAGCGCCCTTGACTTGCTGACCTTCTGTGTCATCGTGCTGAAGAACGGCTTCACCGTCACGGGCGAGAGCGCCTGCGCCAGCCCGGAGAACTTCGACGCCGAGGTCGGGCGCAAGGTCGCACGCGCCAATGCCGTCAACAAGGTCTGGCCGCTGATGGGCTACGAGTTGAAGTCCAAGTTGACAAGCTAAGGAGTAGAACATGACTGAGTTTCAATTCCCGGACGAGATTAAGACTGAGAAGAAGGACGCGCCTGAAGAACTTCAGATTGAAGTCGAAGGCGAAACCCAGATCGAGGTCGTTGACGATACGCCCGAGCAAGACCGCAACCGAGCCCCGATGAAAGATGCTCCTGCGGAAGTAACTGATGACGAACTGTCTCAGTATTCCGAAGGGGTCAAGAATCGCATCAAACACTTCTCCAAGGGATATCACGAAGAGCGCCGAGCCAAGGAATCTGCGTTGCGTGAGCGGGAAGAAGCGGTACGTCTGGCTCAATCTCTTGTGGAAGAGAACAAACGCCTACAGGGTAGTTTGGGCCAGGGTCAGCAGGCTTTGCTGGAACAAGCCAAAAAGGTTGTTGCCAACGAGGTAGAACAGGCCAAGGTCAAATACAAGCAGGCATATGAAGCGGGTGACTCAGATGCGCTTGTAGCGGCTCAGGAAGAATTGACTGCTGCCAAAATTAAGGCAGAACGTGTCAATAACTTCAAACCTGTTGCAAAGCCTGAAGAAACTGTGGTACAACCCGCTCCACGGGCAGAGCCTCAAGTCGAAGCCAAAGCACTTGCGTGGAGAGATTCCAATCCGTGGTTTGGTTCGGACGACGAGATGACGGCTGTTGCCCTGACGGTTCATCGAAAACTTGTGGAGAGTGGTGTTAGCACAGCCAGCGACGAGTATTACGAAAAGATCAATTCCCGTGTACGGCAGCTTTTTCCAGATGCGTTCCCCTCTGAGAAGCCTGCAAAGAAGTCGGTGGTGGCTCCTGCCACGCGAAGCACAGCGCCCAGAAAGATCGTGTTGACGCAATCACAAGTTCAAATCGCCAAGCGGCTCGGACTGACGAATGAGCAGTACGCCCGTGCGGTTGCTGAAGAAATGAGGAAACAAAATGGCTGAACGTAATCCCCGTGAATTGGACACCCGAGCAAAGGCTGAAAGGCCGAAGCAGTGGATGGTTCCTGATGCGCTTCCTCATGTGAATGAGGAGCCTGGATACGCCATGCGTTGGATTCGGGTCAGTACCCTCGGGAACGCTGATCCTCGCAATGTTTCCATGAAACTTCAAGAGGGCTGGGAGCCCGTCAAAGCTAGTGATCACCCAGAGACGTATGTTGCGGAGACCGGCGCGGGCCGCTTTCCGGACAGCATTCAGATCGGTGGCCTGATGCTTTGCAAAACACCGAAGGAGTTCGTTGATCAGCGGTCTGTTTTCTTTCAGCGTCAAGCTGATGGGCAGATGGCGTCAGTGGACAACAACTACATGCGCGAGAGCGATCCCCGCATGCCTCTCTTCCGAGAGCGCAAGTCTGAGGTGTCGTTCGGACGCGGTTCTTAATTCAAGGAGTCTCACATGGCCTACCCCTCGGTAGACGCCCCCTACGGGCTAAAGCCGATCAATTTGATCGGTGGGCAGGTGTTTGCGGGTTCTACCCGTTCCCTGCCAATTCAGTACGGCTACGCTACGGACATTTTTTACGGTGACTTCGTGGTGCTCAGTCGTGGTTTCATTACTCGCGCTTCGGTCTCGACCGGCACTGGAGTAAACCAAGTTACCGGGGTTTTCCTCGGTTGTTCGTACACCGACCCGGTGACAAAGCAAGAGCGCTTCTCGCAATACTGGCCCGCTTCCACGCTGGCTGATGCAGTCGCTATTGTTTGTGACGATCCGGACACGGTGTTCAAGGCTGTTGTTTGCTCGGCTACTACGGTGCTTGCCTCTGGTGCTTTGGCACTGGTGGGCACGAACCTGAGCATGATCAACAACACCGGCAGCGCCAACACTGGCAACTCGGCAAACGCCGTGCTGGCTCCGACCGCTACGCCTGTGTCTACGATCCTCCCGGTTCGTTGCGTTGGTGTGGTGGAAGACACGGCCTTCAGCGTTACGGCCTCTGGTTCGTCGTCTAGTACGACTATTACCCTCACGGGTTCTGGTTTGCCTACGGCAATTCCGGTTGGTACTAGCGTGGCGTACGTCGCTGCGAACGGGCAACTGATCCAAACCTCGTCCTTCGTGGCAACGGCGGCTTCGGCTGGTGCGACCTCGGTCACGCTCAACGCAGCCATTGCTGTTCCCGGCAGCGTCACTGCCATCCCCTCGGCCTCTACCATCGTGTTCACCCAGTACCCAGAAATTCTGGTGAAGATGAACCTGCTGGTCCACGGCTACTACAGCAGCGCAACCGCCTAAGGAGTGAATCATGGCAATTTCACGTGCCCAACTACTGAAGGAACTCCTGCCTGGGCTGAATGCTCTGTTTGGCATGGAGTACAAGACCTACGGCCAAGAGCACAAGGAAATCTACGAGACGGAGACCTCCGAGCGTTCGTTCGAAGAGGAAACCAAGCTCTCTGGTTTCTCCGCCGCCCCGGTGAAGAACGAAGGTGCAGCCATCGCGTATGACAATGCGCAGGAAGCCTGGACCGCTCGTTACAACCACGAAACCATTGCTTACGGTTTCTCCATCACCGAAGAGGCGATGGAAGACAACCTGTATGACAGCCTCTCGGCTCGTTATACCAAGGCTCTGGCCCGTGGTATGGCTTACACCAAGCAAGTCAAGGCGGCGTCCATCCTGAACAACGGCTTCAATGCGTCCTTCACCTACGGTGACGGCCAAGCCCTGTTCTCGACGGCTCACCCGCTGATCTCTGGCGGCACCAACAGCAACCGTCCTGCGACGGCGGCTGACCTGAACGAAACGTCCCTCGAAGCGGCTGTGATCCAGATCGCTGGTTGGACCGACGAGCGTGGTCTGCTGATCGCTGCCAAGCCCCGCAAGCTGATCGTTCCTCCGCAACTCCAGTTCGTCGCAACCCGACTGCTGGAAACGTCGCTGCGTGTCGGCACCACCGACAACGACATCAACGCGCTGAAGAACAACGGCTCCATCCCGGAAGGCTACACCGTCAACCACTTCTTGACCGACACCAACGCTTGGTTCCTCAAGACTGACGTTCCGAACGGTCTGAAGCACTTTGTTCGCGTGCCGCTGGCAACCTCGATGGACACCGACTTTGATACGGGCAACAACCGTTACAAGGCGCGAGAGCGGTACAGTTTCGGGGTCAGCGATCCGCTCGGTGCCTTCGGAAGCCCTGGCGCTTGACACCTCACGGTTCAAAACCACAAAAGGGGCCTTGTGCCCCTTTTTCATTTGTGCTACCCTCTTGCAAACCGAGCTTCACCACAGCCCGCCGACTGACTCGGCAGACTTCTCCTCAGAGACGACGGGCGCAGATTTGAGGAATAGCCATGAGTTTTTCTACCTTCTCTGGCCCTGTTCGCATGGGCACCCAGCGTTACGGCTCCGCGACCAACACCGGCCTGCCGGTTCTGACGCAATCGGCCAACGTGCCGTCTTCTGTGATGCTCCAGACGCCTGCGGCGCAGAACCTGTTCACGCTGCCTGCCGGGTCCAAGATCCTGCGCTTCACGGTTGAGAAGACGACTGCTATCTCTGGTGGTTCGGTTTCTGCTGTGAACGTCACGTTTGGCAATGCCGGGTCTGCCACCGCATACCAGACTTCTGCGGCTATTGGTCTGACGACTGCTCAAGCGGTTCGCGCCACGCTGGACGCGGCGCTGGTGTCTTCTGCTACCAACAACATTGGCACGGCTGATGTGGTTGTGACGGGCACGTTTACTGCGGTGACTGGCGATCCTACCGCTGGTGCTGCTGTGGTGACGGTTGAGTACATCCAGCGTGCTGACAACGGCGCTCAGGCTCCTACCACGTTCCAGAACTGATGACGGGGGCTTCGGCCTCCCACTAAGGAGTTGGTATGCGTCCAGTAGTTGTGAGATTGACTGCGTCGGGATCATCTACGGTGATCCCGCTGGATCACTATAAGCAGCCGTTCAATGTGGGTGTGGGCGTAGTTTTGTCTGCGGGCGCTACGATGACCTACACGGTGGAGCACACTTTTGATGATCCGTTTGATAGCGGTTTTTCTGCGTCATCGGCAACATGGTTCTCCAATTCGGGTTTGAGCAGCAAGACGGCATCATCGGACGGAAACTATGCGTATCCTGTCAGAGCGGTGCGCTTGACGACCAACTCATATACGTCGGGTACTGCAACCATGACGGTGATTCAAGCCGGTATGCCTGGAAGGTAAAACATGACCATTAGCATTGGTGAACTGCGAAAGTTCCAAGATACGTGGGGTCCGGTCATTGCGACTATTCCTGCGGTCATCAACATGGTTGAGAAGGAAGCAGACCTTGACCGTGCTTTGGTAACGAAGCGGCAAGAGTTTGAGGCGGCTGAGAAAAGCATTGCATCGGCTTTTGAAGAGGCGGACAAGCGACTTGAGAAAATCAATCAAGAACTCGAAGCGGTTTCCAAAGAGAAGCAGGCTTTGAGGGAAGAGATTGAAGCGTCTCGCACAAAATTTGCCGAGCAAGCAAGGCAGATTGAGGCTGACCGTGATGCTTCGATGAGTCGCATCCAGGCGTCTATTGCAGATGCCCAAGAAAAAGCAACGCAGGCCATCCAAGAAGCAGAGGCAAGTGTTGCGAAGGCACAAGCCGATGCGGCGGCTCAGAAGGCCGAGATGGAAGCAGAGATCAAAGACCTTGAGAAGCGCAAGGCTGCAGCGGAAAAGGCGTTGGATACGCTGCGTGCAAGGCTGGGGTAAACCGTGTCGGTTTCTGGAGTAGCGCATCTATTCCCGGCAAACAGTTATTACCTCAACAATTTTGTTGATGGCGACCCGCTGTATGTTGGGAAAGTGACTGACTCCGGTGGGCGCTGGTTGGTTCAGAGGTTTAGCACGAGTACAGGTGTGATGGGGTGGGCTAATGTGTCCAACAATCCTAGTTACACAACGTATTCATCTGCATGGGCGAACAGGTTGACGCTGACGTATTCGCCGTTCCAAGAACTGAGTAATGTGTAGGAGTAGATTATGTCTATGACCAACGCCGCCGAAGCGGCACTTCTCGACCTCCTGTTTCTCAACGTCGATTGGGCAAACATCGGGGACGCTGCTGGCTTGCAGAACTCTGCCGCCGCAGGCTCGTTCTACATCTCGCTGCACAGCGCAGACCCCGGCGAGGCGGGCACGCAGAGCACCAACGAGATCAGCTACACCGGATACGGCCGGGTGGCGGTGGCACGCGCTGGAGGCGGCTGGACGCGCACGGTATCTACCATTGCCAACACAGCGCTGGTGCAGTTCGGTCAGTGTACGGCGGGCAGCGCCACGGCCACGCACTTCGGCATCGGCACGGACTCCACGGGCGCTGGAAACCTGCTGCTGAAGGGTGCGCTCAACGCCAGCCTGTCGATCTCCAACGGCATTCAGCCGCAGTTCGCTGCTGGTGCCATGACTGCCACGGTGGACTGATGTGGTGTACCGCTGCGCCCACTGCCGGGAACTGCTGACGCTGACCGACACCGAGGTGTCGCAGTGCTCAGAACACCCTGGTGGTGGGGTGGAGTGGTCGCCATCCGAAGAGGTTGAGTGGATACCGCTGGAGAACCCTGATGCCGTTTAGAAGCGTTGCCGAGGTGGCTGCTGCCGTCGAGCGAGGGCAGCATCACACACAGCATTTTTTTCGCACCGCTGTGCCGGGTAGCTTCGGCGCTAACAACTTTTTTGGGGACGCGAGCGTCGGCAGTGCAGGCCCGCCCGTCTATAACCCATACCTCGGAAACGCGCTGGAGGCCACGCAACTCATCGGCCAGCGCAATCAGGGCATTTACACCGGGCCGACGCTGCCTGCGCAAGAGCGGTATCTGCTGTCGGCTTCCCTGACGCAAGTAGGCTCAGGGGGGTTTTTCCCTGCGGTCTATTTCCTCGACTACTTGATGTTCTACCCGTACATCGACTGCGATAGCACGGACGAGCAATTCTTTGATAACCCGGTGTCGCTGCCCCGCTATACAAACGGCGAGGGCGTGCGGATGGCCTTCATCAGCCAGACGCCGGGTGGTGGCGTTGCTACCACGGTAACGGTGAAGTACACCAACCAAGATGGGGTTGCCAAAACCACAGTCTCTCAAATCCGAAACCAAGGTGTCATTGGTGCCAATGCCTGCGGCCCTACGCCCGCTATTGGGTCTGCAGCAAGTCCGTTTGTTCCGCTTGCCGATGGTGACCGGGGCGTGCGCTCGGTGCAGTCGGTCCAACTTGCGTCAGGCGTTGGCGCTTTTTCCGTGCTGGTGCTCGTTAAACCGCTCTTTACGCTGGCAATGAACGAAATTTCGTCCACGGTCGAGAAGAACTTTCTGCGCGAGCAGGCCGCGCTGCCGCGCATCTACGAAGGCGCGTACTTGAACTACATCTACAGCCTGTCCGCTAATACCTCCACCCTGGGGCCGATCATCGGGCAGGCGCAATTCGTGTGGACGGGTGAGCCACCAACGGCCATATCGTCAACC